GGGGGTATGACCCAGTGAAGCAAGTTGCACACAAAAAAGTAACTACAACTTTTGTAAACAATGATAAAATTGACGCAAAAGGAGTTAGAGCATTTAGATTAATATCTGCTTCTGTAGATATCACAACTAACCCAGAATTAACTTCTGTATCTGGTAACGCTGTATCATTCTTAGTTAACACTGGTTCATACGATGTTAACGATAGTGATGACTATACAGTAGTATTCCACCAACAGCCAACTGATAACGACAGAGGAGACTTTGAAGCTACATCAGGAAGAGCAGTGGATACTTCAATCGTTATTCCAGAAATAGACGTAACTCTTGCATCTGAGGCTATCGTTGCTAAGACTAGAAAGTTAAAAGCACAATGGACTCCAGAATTTGCTCAAGATCTTAACGCATATCACTCTGTAGACGCAGAAGCTGAATTGACTTCACTATTAAGTGAATACATTTCAATGGAAATCGATCTAGAGATTTTAGATATGTTGATCGTTGATGCTAACACAACTGACAGATGGTCTGCTGAAAATAACAAGATCTACCAAGGTTCTTCTTGGACGACTTCAACTTCAGACTTCTACAACACTCAAGGTCAGTGGTTCCAAACATTAGGTACTAAGATTCAAAAAGTATCTAACAAGATTCACCAAAAAACGTTAAGAGGTGGAGCTAACTTCGTAGTTACTTCTCCAACTGTTGCAACAATCTTAGAATCTATTCCAGGATATGCAGCTGCTACTGATGGTGATCAGGACCAATTTGCAATGGGCGTACAAAAAGTTGGTGCATTAAACAACAGATACCAAGTTTACAAGAATCCTTATATGACTGAAAATATTTTATTATTAGGATATAGAGGTTCTCA